GCAATGGTAGCATTAACATTTGGAATGAATGCACAGGAAGTTTACCTAGATTGGTCACAAGGAAGTTCTAGTGTTGTAGTTGAGCCAGGAAAAAATCAAGGTAAAATTTATCTAGACCTTAACGATAAGGGAAGCTATGGTTTGGTTATATCAAAAGGACAAGGAGAATCTTTAGTTGCTTTTATTCGAGAAGGATTTGATAAATTTGGAGAATGGAAAGCTACAGCAAATGAAAAAAATGTTACAGAACTTACTAAAGTAATAAGCTCTAAATCGTATAGCGGATTTTTCAAATATGGTTCTTGGAAATTTGGTTCATCAAAGCTTTCTATGAACATAAGCATAAGAGAAGGAGACGCAGTATGTTACTTATATGCATCAAAAATGACAGCTAGTGACAACAGATATATGAAATCTGATTCTGTATTGTTTTATGTAGATGAAACTTTAATAGGTGAACTTAAAGGGTTATTGTCAGAAGAGTCAATAAACTTATTTATAAAAGGAAAAAACAATGTTGACGATATGTTCAACTAAAATAACAATAGACACATCTTGAGGGATTGGGGTGTGTCAACTAAAACAAGAAAAAAGAATGATGAAAAGTGATTGCTGTGGAGCTGAACCAACAAACCTAATTGACATGAAGTGTGAAGAATGTTTGGAAGTAACATGTTTTACAGAAGAGTTTGATGACGGAGACGTAATAACACACATACCTATGAAATATTTGTGCTATGTTGGCTCGACAAAGCAGACACAGTAGATATTAAAATAGATAATAACAATAATAATTAATCAACTAAAACTTAAAATTATGACAAATAAACCGAGTAAAAAAGAAAAGACAATAGAAAAGATTGTACAATTAGTATGTGTAGCAATAACTATAGCAGGATGTCTGCTACTTGGCTCATGCTCAATGGAAGATGTATGCGGAAACATAACAGGATTTGGAATAGATGATTCAGGATACTACATATATATTGACGGAAGCAGAGAGTATGTAACTAGATCAACATGGGATCAATCCTATTTAGGTGATTACATTTGCATAGGATATTAATATTAACAATTTTAACCACATAAAGAGATGGAAAATAAAAGCATGAAACTGTTTTATACAGAGGATTATAGTGTATTCAAAATGTATACACAAAATAGAAACATTAACGAGAATAATGTAAAGAAGATGGTAACAAGTATTGAACAAAATGGTTTGATACAACCTTTGATAATATCTAGTGATGGGTATGTAATTGACGGACAACACAGGCTTGCTGCATGTATGAGATTAGGAATTGAAGTTCCTTATGTTGTAAACTACAGGTTAACAAATCAGGCAATTATAGAGGCAAACAATACTCAAAAGAGTTGGAATGCTGATGACAGAGTTAAGCATTATGCAGAAAAAGGAAACTTAGATTATAAGTTGTTGCAAGAAAAGGTAGACGAGTATAAGGATGTATTTACTTCAGGTAAAGTTCATACCGCGTTTGCTTCAGCATCAACAACATCTGTCTCTGCATCTATAAAGAAAGGACTTTATAAAATAGACCTTCAAAATGGAAATGAAGTTCTTAAGAATTGCATGATAATGAAGAATCTATTTGCAGATGCCTACCACACCAGGTTTGTAAGAGCAATAAGAACAGTTATGCTTAGAAATGCAGACTTTGATATACAAGAACTAGTTAAAAAGTTCTCTATGAAGAAGTTTAATTTCTACTACAACGAATCAGATGTTGTAGCTGAAATAATAGAGGTTTACAATTACAAAAGAAAAGAAGGTAAAATATCTTAATTAACATAGGCCCAGAGAGATCTGGGCTTGTTAATAACTAAAGACAAATAGTATGAAAAAGAAGATAAAAGCAGCACTAATTTGGCTATCTTTGCTTCCCTATAAAACTATAGAAATGGATAACGGAATAATCGCCAAAATATATAGGAACGGAAGGATATTAGCTAACGAAAGGAACAAGAATTATGACAAGCACAAAAATACTTAGATTGATTATAGCTGCACTTACTATTATTTGGATGTGTAGTTAAAGTAGATTAATATGGTAACAAAAACAGAAGCAAGACACGAAAAGACTAAAGAGAGAATCTCTAAAGTCGTTAACAGGAGCAAAGCGTGGAGAAGACGCAGAGCTACAAAATAACTGAAAAATGAAGACACAAAAAAAACCAGCACCAGCTCCTGCAGAGGAAGCTAAACAAGCAATAGCTCAAATACCAGTAGATGTACTTAACCAAGTGTTAGGATATCTTTCAGAAAAGCCATTTAAAGAAGTACAAGGCTTAATATCAGCTATTCAGGAAAATTCTAAGCTAGTATAATTATGACTGGAGAAGCTGAAAAAAAAATGGAATCAGATGACCCTACGCTAAGAGCAATAGGGTTTGGTCAAATGCACGTTATAAAGGCTGTAAATAAGCTTATAGAAATTGACGGGGAAAAATTGACTGACGGAGAACTAGTAGATGAAATTTATCAATTAATTAACGAATAATAATATGAATTTAGAAATGTTTAAAAACCTAATGGAAGCGATAATCATCTTAGTAGGTGGTTATCTTTTAGTAAGTACTGTTATCTATCTATTGAAAGAAAGAGAACTTACTTGCAACCCAGCAGAAGCTGAGGTAGATTGTGATTGTAGAGTATACTTCAATAAGAAGAGAAACTACTATTACGCAAAGGCAAGAGATGCCGCAGGAGACTTAAAGTACGTCAAGGGTTCGTACGCTAAGTCTGAAGAAGAATGCTTATCTCTTTGCAGAGAAAATTGTGGCTGTTCAGCTTAATTTTCAATATTATGTGTTGGTGTAAGAAGTAAGCACAGCCTGTCAAAGCAGGAAGGAAATGGATCATAACCATTACACATATCATTGTCCGGCATAGATCGGACAGTTTAGTTGGTTAGTTTATGGGGGAGTTGGAGAACTTCCCCATTTTTTATACGCCAGACTTAACAAAAAACAATTATTAACTAACAACTAAACTTATGAAAAAAACAGTAAGGAATCTTAAAAAAGGATTCACAGTAGAAATCAAATCAGCTCATGGCACATGCCGTGGAGTTGTACAAGGAACATCAGAGTCATTAGTAATATTGACACTGTTAAAGCCAATGACGAGTGAGAAGTCTCACAGTTATCATTGGGGTACAGGAGAATTAAAATCTTTTATGTACAAGAATATGATAAGTCTGAAAAGATTAGACTTTAACCAAGTAAACTAACAATATCTACACAGAGTAGATAGGCCGTATGGGTCAAAATATCACTCGCTGAGATGTGGGTGGGCAGCATGTAGATGCCTTTATGCAAGAAACTGTATGAAGTAGTCGGATAGATAAGACAATGTACAGGGGATCCACAGGGGTCCCCCATTAAATCAAAAAAGTAATTTATTAATCAATTAAATATATAAAAATGAGTAAAATCGAAGAAAAGTACGACAAGATTGCAAGTAAAGTAATCAAATTTGCTAAAAAAGCAGACAACATGCCAGGAGGAAGGTCTCTTGTGTTTGTTGGAGGAAATGACAATGGAACAGACACTTCAATTGTTGCAGGAGACTTAGAAGTTATCATTACAGCACTAACAGAGGCTGGAATAAAAGATGAAAAGAATCTTGGAAAAGTTTTAGTTACAGTTGGGTTATTGCTAGGAGAAAACTCTGAGTTTTTAAGAGACTTTAGCTTTGACATGGTACAGAACCGTCTTGCAGAGCTTAGAGGTGAGCAAAAAAACTAAGCAGGATTTACAGAGGGATTTAATACAGAGCAGAGCAGTAATTTCATCAGCCAAGCATAAGCACTTGGTTTTGGAATGGAGCACTGGTTGTGGAAAGAGTTTAGCTTCTATTAAAATAATAGAGGCTATTCTCAAACACAATCCGTCAGCCACAGGTTACATAGTATGTAAGGAGAGCACGCACAAAAAGAATTGGATAGATGATGTTAAGAAGCATGGTTATGGCCATATATTAAATAACATAACTTTGTTATTGTATGCATCAGCCAAGAAGATGAGTAAGTGTGATTTTATAATACTAGATGAATGCCATGGATTAACTCCTAAAAGGATGGCAGTAATAAAGAACTTTGTTGACAAGAATACCGCTGTAATATACCTATCCGCTACAATTGAGAAGCAGAAAAAGTATTTAATTTCTGAAATCGCAAGATACACAGAAAAGTATTACAAGATATCTTTGTTAAAAGCAATAGAGTTAGAATTACTACCTGAACCTGAAATTGTTATTCACAGGGTTAAACTTGAGAACAACAGTACAAGGAACAATGTATTCTTAATGAAGAAAGGTACAGCCACGAAAGCACACAAAGCAGAATGTGATTACCATCAGCGATGGGACGTGTTTGGAAAGTACCAGAATATACATTTAAGCGTACGCTGTAACGAGCAGGAGTATTATGATTTAATTACAGACCAGATGAACTATAATCTAGAAATGTCTAGATCTAGCCCAACAGCTATGAGGACGCCATGTAAAAATAAGTTTCTAAACCTTGGTTCAAAAAGGAAGAAGTTTATTGCAAAGGCTAAGTCATCAAAAGCTAGAAGGCTTGTCGAAGAGTTTAGGTCTGAATCATATAGATTCGTATGCTTTACAGGTTCTATAGAACAATCTGTAATGCTTGGATCAGAGAGCTCTGTAAATTCGAAGAACAGCAAAGAGTACAACCAGGAATTGATTGACTGTTTCAACAGGCAAGATTGTTCTGAGTTGTTTGCTGTTAAGATGTTAAGGGAGTCTGTAAATCTTACAGACATACAGAAAGGAATTGTAGTCCAGCTAGATAGCACTATAGGTTCTTTCTACCAAATGCTAGGTAGGTGTTTGAGGCATGAGTTTCCTCAAATGCATTTATTAATATTGGAAGACACTCAGGATGAAGTATATTTTGCTTCAGCAATGAAAGATTTCGATCTAAAATTTATTAAAGATGAATAAAGTAGAAATTGACTTTGATACGTTGAGAGAAAACAATCTGTCCATAAATGAGTATTTAGCTTTGTATAATGTAGTGTGTGGTAATTGTGTAGCAGAATTTTTTGTTGCAGAACAGTCACACCTAGATTCGTTAGAAAAGAAAGGTTTTATAAAGATAATAGGTGGTAGCACGACTCTCAGAGAGTCTGCTAAAGATCTATTTAAGATAAAAGAAGACTATTTCCTTAAGTGGTTAAATTCTTACCCGATAAGAGTAAGAAAGACTACCGGAGGCTCAAGAGTTCTTAGTCCAGCATCTGACGAGACTATAGAAGGCAAGAGACTTAGAAAGAAATGGAAAACTATGTTTAAAGGAAACCCTAAAGCTGAAGAGAAAGCTATAAGAGTCCTTGAAGCAGAAGTTCTAATGAGAAAGAAAGCTAATGACCTAGAATATATGGTCGAAGCTGCTAGATGGCTAAATGGAGGCTATCACGAGAAGTATGAATACTTGCTCGAAGAGAAGACTGACGTTACAAATGGTATCGTAGACAGTTATGAAGAAGATTGGAACTAACTTAATGTAGAGAAGATGGAAGAAGACAAGAATATAGGTAAAGTACAGCAAAGGGTTGATCAGTTAGTTGGAATAAAGACAGATAAAGACAGCGGTAAGTTGTTTTGTGTGCCATTCCAGAACTATCCTAAGCTAGCTACATCTATACCAGGAATTGTTCCTGGCATGATTACAATGATAACTGCAGGTTCAGGGGTCGGTAAAACACAAGTAACTAAAGCACTTGCTGTTCGAGAACCTTTGGAGTACGCAGTTAAGCACGGACTTAAGATCAAGATATTTTATTTTGCTCTGGAAGAAAGTAAGCAAGAATTTATTGACACAATGATATGTAACTATGTATCTCAGAAAACAAACACAAGAATTGATATACTTACGTTGCAGGGCTATAGAGAGAAATCTATAGATTCTAAGACTTTGTTATTGATTCAGACTTATGTTGAAGAGATAGAAGAGTTGCTTGAAAGTGTGGAAGTAATAGATTCTGTTTACAATCCAACAGGTATTTACAAATATTGTCGTGATTACGCAGATAAGAATGGTACACATACATTTGAAGACAGAGAATTTATCAAGAAGAAGAAAGATGGCACAACAGAGACAGTTAAACACAAAGTTTACTCTAATTATACGCCAAATGATCCAAATCAGATAAATATTGTTATTGTAGACCACATGAGTTTGCTTACGCCAGAAAAGAATAAAGATTCTGGCTATATGATGACACAACATCAAACCATGGCACATTGGAGTACTAATTATGCGTTAAAGCAGATTACGAAACACTGGAACTGGGCTGTTGTTAATGTTATACAGCAAGAGCAATCAGGGGAACGAGAACAATTTACTTTGAAAGGTGATAGTATACAGAAGAAAACAGAACCATCATTAGCAGGTTTCGCCAATAACAAGGAGATTCAGCGTGATGCAAAAGTAGTCTTAGGTGTATATGCTCCAGACAGGTATGGATTCGAAGAGTATCATGGTTATGATATA